GTCAGCCCCGTAAGGGTCAGCAGTCCGGCGCGTGCAATCTCCCAGCGGCCTGGCTTTAGCATCGCCAAGCACGCTCCCATGAGCAATTCATACGCTCGAAAGGGCGTGAAGTAGAATGCCCCACCAGCCGAGGCCCATATGCCTGACGGGAATCCAAACTGCTGATTGCCAATCTGTACAACGATCACAAAAAGCAGCGCGACTAGAAACGCCACGCAAAGAAAGCTGCCAACATTCCTCTTCCATCGCCTCATATAGAAGGTCAGGAAGACAGGGAAAAGCAGATAGAACTGCGCTTCTACGCTAAGTGACCACGTGTGAAGTAGGATGTGGCTTTCAGCCGGCCGAGCAAAATAGCCTCCGGCTTCCATAAAATAGAAATTTGAAAGCATCAAAATCGCACTTAGCAGACTTTCCGCGAATTCAGCCAGCTCATCCGGAAAATGCAGCAGGTAGGAAACTAGGGCGGCGTAGGCGCACATGGCTAGAAGGGCAGGCAACAATCGACGCGCTCTGCGGAGCAAGAAGGTTGAGTAGGCGAACGTCCCTTGATCTTGCTGCTTGACAATGATCCCGGTAATCAGAAATCCGGAGATGACAAAAAAAACGTCGACGCCGATGTACCCGCCGGGCACAAACGGAAGTCCGAGGTGAAATAAGACTACCAAGGTCACCGATACAGCCCTAAGGCCATCAATCCCGTCGAAGTGCGTTTTTTGCATTCTGCGATATCTTTGCCACGTCGTTGATCAACGTGTATTGCCGTTCACAGCGTCGGTTGCAAGCATTCAAAGCAGCGCTGCCCGCAACCACATTTCGTCTATATCTTCCGGTGACAGGCCAAGAGCTACACCGACATCAATCAACAGTGGGTGATCACGTTCGAAGAGAGAAGCATACTCCCACTCGACTCGAGCAATGGCGCGACTCTGCGCGTCGTCTATGGCGTCAATGGCTGTTTCAACTTGATTGAGCTCGAATCCATTGAGAACCAGGCCGAGGCGTAGTTGTCGAGCAGAAAGAGGTGGTGCTTGCCGTGGACGCCGTGTGGCTTCTTCGATCGCGGCTATCTCTTCATCACTGAGCGTGGCTATGACGATATCGCCTGTCTGCACGTCCACAACCATTCTATCCATTGTTAAAACTCCCATGTGACATTGATGGAGCCGGCGTCGAAAGTGTTGCTACCCGATGTGGTCACCCTGACGCGGTCCAGAGTTGCGCTCAGAGCTTTCGAGCCTGCCGCACTGTGGAATCTTGTTCCTGTGCTGTCGGCAAGATTGCCGCTTACCACCCATAGGTTTGTAGAAACGTCCATTAGATCTAGGCTGATCTTACCATGGACAGTCGCGCTTGCTGCGGCGGGAGTGCTAAGACCGAACCCGCTTGCAGAACTCGGGTTCGCTGCCGCTGCAGTAGTCGATATGTTCACATAGGAGCCCGCATATCCCGTAGACTCGAAACCCCCAGCGTCTCCAATTTGCAGGATAATCGGGTCGGTACCATTCGTGCTGACGCCACCGAACAGAACGTTCACCCGCTTTACTCCTGCGGGAATACTCATGAAGTCAATCGAAGTACCTGACGTAGCGGAAACCATGGCCCCGGAGTTTATGTAGGGCTTGATGGCCGCAACGATGCTCGCCTTCAGGTTTGCCCATGAAAGTCGCTTGAATCCCCAGGAAGCTGCACTGTCTGCAAGGCGGAATTCGTCCGCATCAACGGGGGTCGCCTTAGCCGTCAGGCTGTGGGTTTCGGTCGTGGATTTGTCAGCCTTGCCATCAAGCGCTTCGACGCCCGCTTTACCATCAAGCGCGTCGGCCACGGATTGCGCGAAATCTTCATCGCCGCCCAGCGTCTGCATGACGAGAACGCTGTTGATCTGTGAGACGGTCAGGGCATACGTTTTGCCCCCCTTCATGGCCCCAATGAAGAAGCTGCCATCCGGCGACGTTGCTGGGTTCAGATCCTCGATAAGCAGCTCATCTTCAACCATGGGTCGTCTCGCCTCCGCGTCAGATAAAATTGGTTGATGGTGGCGTCAGGCGAACGCGGACCAGTTGAAATGAAGAGTGCCACCGCTTCCGAGATCGTCGTACTCACGCGTCCCGACGTTCGGCAACGCATACCGGGTGACCGGCGCATTAGGCCTGACCCCCATGAGCCTGAGGGAGTCGCTTGGCGGACTTGATGTCGTGCCGCCGGAGCTGACATGCGAGAGCGATGGGAATGCGACAGGAGTTCGTGCCCAATTCAACTCCACGCCGCTGTTCGCCAACTCCACCCAATCCAGGGACGCGCCGATGAACAGAAACTCGAGTCGGTCCGTTCGCCGGAAGCTACTTTTATTAGCGAGATTGACGACGTTGGCGATGTTACTCGCGTTCGTGGTCACCTTCGCCCACAGCACGTCGTCGTAACCGCTGTCGAAGACAGGATTGGATTCCGCCAGTGCCGCAGGATTGTAGGCAGCGTTCGCGAGATCCCTCAGCGCGAACCCCTCAGATGGCGACCATCGCAAATGATAGGTTTTATTGGCGGTCGTGGCGAAATCTATCTGCTCTGTCGTGACGAGAAAAATCCCACGATGCAGGAACTCGTAACCTGCAGGCAGTCGCACCTGCCCGGCGCCTGGCGCGAATACGGGAATGCGACCGTCAGCAGATAGACCTTCTGGGTAGATCGGGAGGCGCACGCGCGCCTCTGTCATCAGGACATAGTTCTCGTCGCCGCCGCCGCCAGTCGCAGCTAGAATTCTTTGTTCGATCGCCTGGTACAGCTGTGTTGGGTCAGTCTTGTTCGGCACCAGGCCAGCATTCTTGATGACCGTCACGATCTCGCGCTGCGGCATCTCGATCGCGAGCGCCGGCACCCTCGACCCTGCCTGACCGGCAGGGGTATTTCGGTCGACATAACCCGCGTTAGGATCTGCGCTGCCGAAAGGAGCGTTATAGTCCATGTTAACCTCACATTTCAGGGGTCGATGGTGAAAAGCAACCGGTTTCCATATTCGTCGACAATGTAGTCACCGTCCTCGGTCACCCAGTAAGCAAGCTTGATCCACGTTTCGGGCACAGCGATCACCCAGCCGGGCAACTCCTGCCGAAGAAAGCAGAGCACGTCGGAAGCGCCGACCAGGTCGTAGAGTCTGTCGACGCCGCATTCGGAAGCACCGATCTCGAAGAAGGTCTCAGCGCTGTCCTTGACGCGCACGACGAGATAGGCCTCGTCGGAAACCGCCCCCGCTTCATGCCGCCCACCGCATTCTGATCCGCCGCACTCGAAGATGTTCGGCTCCTCGAGTTCGATGGTGAAACCAAAGTCGGCAGCCACCCGCACGAAATCCTCCGGATGCGCCAGCGACTCTGCCATCACCTTGCGCCGCAGCGCCGTCAGCCGCTGCGCCGCCGTCTGCTCGCCGGTGAAGCACTTTTCCGGCAGACCAAAGTCCTGCTCCCAATCAGGCAGCAGTTCCGAAACGGTTTGCGTGTTCGCCTCCAGCGCCAGCTGGAAGGCCCGGGCATAAAGCCACTCGAAAGGTGACAGCAGCACGCGCGTGAATCTCGCGAGGCTCGACGACAGAGACACCGCCTGCCCGTCCGGCGAGCCGAAGGCTGCACCCGGCGGCCACAAGGTTAGCCCCGCCGAGATCAGGCCATCACTGTGAGGTGCGGCCAGCGCATCGGTCGGGACACCCACGCCTGAAGTTTCCTGAGGCGTGAAGGTCCTGGTGATCGTGTGGCTGTAAGAATTTCTTCTACTCATTGACGAAGCTCACCGTGCCCACCACGGGGTACTGCCCGTTCGTGTAGGGAAGGTCGGACGCCGGCCAGTTCAGCTTGTGCCGGTCCTCGCCGGCGACCTGACTGACTGCTTCTGAGATCCAGCTGCGCGATAGAAGGAAAACGTCTCCCGGCACACCCGGCCGCGCCCGCTCATAGAGCACGGCATCGATCGCCGCAGTGATCGCCGCTCTCACCTCTTCGGTATCGTTTGTCAGATTCGCAATAACAGGATCGAGCGGTACGGCCGTCGGTGCCTCGACCACACTGTCGTTCACCCGGATCAACCGCTGCGCGTCGAGAGCCGCCTGCACCACCAGGGCATCACCCTCGGTCGGAATCCGGCTCGGTCGCCCGGCGAAAATGAAGAACACCACCATGAAGCTGGGAGTTATGCTGTCGCGATAGGCCCAAGCCTTGAGAACGCCGGGCACATCGCGCACGATCCGCTCATAATCGGAAAGCTTGCCGGCGCCCGGCGGGTTGGCCTTGCGAAAAAGCACCCGCGCCCGAAAATCCTCCGTGTCCTCGACATCAGCCCCGCCGCCAAGGCCATTCGCGCCAACAGTCCAGGTGACGCCAAGCGTGGGGTAAAGCCCCGGATCCGCGAGCGTCAGACTGCCCTCTGCATTGCGGTTCGTGCTGGCACCCTTGGTCTCGGCTGCGACCTGAAAGACGACAGAACCATTTGCACTAGCCATCGCCGGCACCGTCGAGACATAGGTATCCGCGCCGGACACGAAGCGGATGCCGGAAGGGTAGAGCGTGTTGCCCTGCCCCTCGCCTTCGATCGACCCTTGCGAGGCAGATGCCGCCTTCTGAAAAATGCCGACATCCGCCCCGTGGAGCCTCAGAAACGGCAGCGATGCGGTCGAGGCAAAGAGCTGGCGCGACAGATAGCCCATGCGCAGCTCGAACTCATGGGACAAGCCCGCCAGAACCTTCACCACCACCGTGACGAAGTTGTTCTTCAGCGCCGTATCCGTGCCCGGGAGGAAGCGCCGGAAAGCGCCACGGATCGCGGCCGAGGCGTCATCGAGCGAGCGGATTTGCCACGCCATTAAGCTGCTCCCAGAAGAGTTTGAACTTGCCGTCGAACGATTGCGTCGCGTCACGGCCATAGGTCTTGACGACGTAGTCGACGCGGTTGGCCGGCTTGTCGACGGTCACGGTGACATCGAGCGAGACAATCGCCTCCTGATCGATCAAAGGCTGCAGCGCCTCGCGCACATAGTCCTCGACCAGCACAGCCGTCTCCTCGGTGATCGCTGTGCGCCGCAGCAGCCAGAGCCGGGAGCCGAGCGGCCCCTCGCCGTCCTGAATGTCGAAGCTGTCACCAAACCAGCCGCGATTGGCCTCGCCGTGCCGCAGCTCGCTCTCTTCCACCCGCCGGTCGGTCATCAGGTGAATCAGGATCTGCGTTGCAAGTCCCTGCTCTGCCCGGAAATCCCCCGGCGCTGTCGGATGCGTGAGCGCATTCAGGATGAGATCACCCTCGACCCCGTCCCAGCCGAGATCCGGCGAACGATACGGCTCTGCCGTATCCTCGATCGAAACAATGCGGATCATGATCAGGCCTTATCGAAATCAGGAATTTCTACGGTCTGTCCCGCGAGCGAATGGGTGCAGTCGTTGAGGAACCGAATTCGTCCATCAGTCACAAAGGAATGGCAGACGGCCGGCAGCGCGCCGTCTAGGCCAGCGTCAGGCCCGTTGTACGTGACGTTGATCGAGGGGGTGAAGGTCGGAGCATCTTCGTTGCCATTGTAGCCCCAGCGCGGCCCAGTGCCCTCGCCGACACTCACCTGATGAGCGCCATCGCAACCGGGGCACCAAAACATCACGCGCCCGCCTTCGAGGCTGCGCAGCTTTTTCGAGAGTGCAGCCATCATCAAGCTCCGTTGTTTCCGTCAGCGTCGACGACCGAGCCGGAACAGTTGATGTTGCCGTTGACAGTCAGATCGCCGTTGATCGTCGCCGGCCCGTTCAAAACCCAATCACCTGCCGTCGTCGTGATCGTCCGCCCGGCAACATCGACGACGATTCCCTCCCCGATGAATTTCATGACATTGCCCGCGGCGTCATAGATCGCCGTCCCGCCGGCCGGCAGATTGGCAGGACGATGGCCCGGACTTTCCAGCCCCAGCACAAAGGCCAGCTCCGGATCCTGCGACGATGGCAGGATGAGACCCTTGGCGCCCTTGACCGGCGACGAGGCGAAGCCATGCGGTTCGATGCGATGGATGCGCGTCCAGCCGTCGCCATAGGCGGCGCGGCCCGAGACGAACTGCTGGCCATTCCTGACCTCCTCGCGCCCGTCATAGTCAAACCGCATCATTCGTCTTCAAACTCCGCTTCGATGACTCCCGGAGCGCCATAGCCAGCGCTCGTTTTGCCGCGCGGATTGTCGCCACCCAGTGCTCGGGGATCAGCGAGCGACAAAACTGCGAAGGTCTTGTCGCTCTGCTGGAAATTGACGCTCTTGATGATCATCACGCCTTCGATGCCGAGGAAGTCGTCATCGACCTGAACGAGCCAGTTCGGCGACCAGAGCTTTCCACTGTCATCGCGCCAACCGCTCACCGGAATGGAAGCGGTCACGCTGTTGCCCGCCGCCCGGCGCGCTTGCCAAATGGCCCGCTTCTGCATCCGGTCGATCGTGCCCTCGCCTTCCTGCGGCAGGATCAGCACGCGCTTGCGGGTCACGCCGCTATCGCTCACCTTGGTCTGCGCGCGAAGATGCTGCTTTTCGCTGCCCTCGCTCTGCTGGCCCCGAATGCGGGTCTCGCTGTAGCGTCCCTCTTCGGTAAAGCTGGCACTCGCCCCCGCGAGAATGTTCAGACCCCGCTTCAGCGTGCCGGCATGCATGCCCTCGGGCTTCGTTGCAATCTTCAGCCGACCCTTCGGGGTATCGTAGAGCAGAGCCCCGCGCGCCCGGGCCCGGCGCTCGATCGATGAGAACCCGGTCTCGCCGACCATTAGTTTGTGGCGGATCTCGACGGGAAAGCTCGAACCATCGGTCTCGATGCCGATCCCGTAGCTGTCGAGTTCCCTCGCGATCGCGACCAGGTCCTTGTTCAGGATCTCGCCGCTCGGATGAATGGCCGATGCCTCGATCATGTCGACCGTGCGCGAGACCATGCCGAGCGAGAGCGTGCGATCCTGCTCGGTGTAGCCGGTGTTCACATCCCGAACATAGCCAGTCAGCATCAGGTCGCCGCTCGCAGTGATCTCGGTCGGCAGCCCTGGAAAGGCAGGCACACCAGGACCGACGACGACGAACTCACCACTCGCCGTCCGCGCCGCCTCTTCCGCCGAGACATTGATGCTGATGCTTTTCACCTCCGGCAGCCCGTCACAGACGATCCGCTCCAGAGGTCCGATGCTCAGAGGCAAGACCATTAGCTTTCCAAAGCCTCAAAAGCGATTGGCATCAGCATGGGCGTCCCGACCCGCGCGATATCCACCAGGCTCTCGGCCCGCTTGGCATCGCCATAGGCCTGATAGGCAATGACGGTCGACGGCATAGAAATCCCCGTCTCGATCCTCACCACAGGCACCGCATCGGCGGCCTGATCGGAAACGATCCGCACAGACGTCTCGACCAGACGCGACACCGCGACATAGAGATCCACATGGGCGGGCCCCAGCGCTGAAATTACGGCCAGCGCCTTCTCGCCCTTATCCAGAACCACCTTGCGCGCCGCGCGCGCCTGCGGTCGGGAAATCCACTCGACCTGCGGCGCTGCGGTCGCCGAGATTACTGCATCGATCACAGCATGGAGATCCGCAGCGCCTTGCGTCTCGAAGCGGACAGGCTTGATCGAGTCGAACCCCGAAGGCGTCAGAACGCTCTCACCCACAATGCGGGAGACCTCAAGGCCACTGGCAAAGAAGCTCTCGACACTGTCGACACCAGAGGCGAGCGTCAGGTCGACGAGCCGCGCTAGGTCGATCGCATCGGTGACGACGAGCGACCCGACCGAATACAGCCAGTTCGCCACGGCGATCACGTCGCCGATCTGACGATAGACGGAGGCCAGCGCCGGGAAGGCAGATACCAGGCCACCCGCGAGGATCGACCGGATATCGCCCAGGCCCAGCACACCGCCCGGCTGGCTCGATTCCGGAATGGCGGTGAAGCCGAAGGCGATGTATCCGCGCCGGTCCTTCTCACGAACCCGGCTGAAGTTCTCGACCCGCGCAAGCCGCCCGCTGTCGATCGGAAGCACCAGCCGGCCAGGTCCTGCCGCAAGACAGGCCCGTTGCAAGTTGAGCGCCGCAGCGTCGCTGTCATCGCCCAGAAGATAGGCCGTGACATTGATCGTCGGAATGGCGTGGCCCATCTCCTCAAGATAGTAGTTCACACCCCCGGCATACTCATGCCGCGCAATCCGCTTGCCCCCGCCAAAGTCGTCGACATCGACGAGGAAGGTGACCCCGCGAAAACTCGCCTTGCGCAGTGTCGCCGCCCAGTTCCGCATAATCGCTCCTTACTTCGGACCTGAGCCCGCGGGCCGGCCAGCCGTTTGGGGCATGCTGCGGCCCGTGTTAGCGTTGACGCCGGAGCCGCCTCCGGCGGAAGCGCTTACTGGCATCCGGTTGATGGCCGTTGCAGCACGGAACAACTTGTCGGCAGCTTCAGAGATTGCGGTGCTCACGTCGTAGCCTGCGATCTTGATGAAGGCGGCCGACTTCTCGATCTCCTCCCCAGCCTGCCTGCCGCCGTCGGCCACCGCCTGGCCGGCCTGCTCGCCCTCGCGCTTGAAGCCAAGCTCGATCTTGAACGCGTCCTTGACTTCCTGCTCGGTCGGAGCACGGAAGAAGCCCTGCCCCATCTGGGCTATCGCGGGCGCAGCTGCCACAGTTTTTGGAGCCGCCACACCGGAACTGTGCCGCCCGACAGAGGCCTTCACCGTCCCGCCCTCGTACTGGCGCAGGTAATAGTCGGCCAGATCTTCGCGGTCCTTGTAGCCGCCGATGATCGCCATCCGCATTTTTTCGTCGGCGCTGCTGGAAAGCCCGAACTTGGTGCGCTCCCAGAATCCTTTCACGCCGCTCTTTTCCAGTCCCGCGTTGACTGATCCGTGGTAATCCAGGGAATTGGAAAGCGCGTCCATGCCCTCAGAGGCGACAGGTGCAGCCGCAGCGCCAAAGGAGTTCTTCAAGCGCTCCCAGCTGTTCGACATACGGTCGATCGAAGCCTGCGTGTCTGACATTACTCTGTTGATGTCACGGAATACGGTTCCGTCCACCTCTGCGGAATTCATCACCTTGAGGAATTTCTCAAGGCTGTCCGCGCTGGTCATGAGTGACTGCATGCCGAGCCGGAATTCCTGGTCCGTGAAGAGCAGCGGCAGCTTTGTGTAGTCGCCGTCGATCGCTTCCTTCGACAGCCTGACAAAGGCTGAGACCGCGTCCTCGCCGGACTTCTTGGCAGCCTCCATCTCCTCCCGCAGGTTGATGCCGAAGTCTGCGAATTTCTTCCCGGTCTCCGCTGAGAACATCTTGCCAAAGATATTCTGGGCCTGCGTGGCGGCTGCCGACGCATCACCAGTGTCCTCGCGGATCGTCTGCAGAAGCGCGACGAGTCGCTTGAGACCGTCCTCGCCCTCATAACCGAGGGTGGCGAAACTGTTTGCGAGGCCCGGAATATACTGGGCCATGTCCTTCAGCTCGAACTGACCAGCCTTGCCGCCAGACACCATGATGTCGAAGGCGCGCTGCAGTTCCTTTGTCTCGATCTTGAGCGCATCTGCGGCCTTCAAACCGGTATTCGCGATATCGGTGGTTGCCGCTCCTGATGCCTGCGTTGTGGCCAGCACGGATGGAAGGAATGCCATGGCCTCCTCCAGCGTCTCGCCGGAGGCAACTAGCGTATCCAGCGCCTCGATCGCCGGCTGAACGCTGTCATAGTTCAGGTCTTTCGCTACCTGCTGCACTCCGCCCCAGGCCTTCCGGGTATCCTCGGCACTGGCGCCGGCGTTGACGCCGATGCGCGTCATCTGCCGTTCAAGCGCGGCGAAATCCTTCAGCGCACCGGCGGCCGCGTAACCGAGCACGGCAGGCCCCGCATAGCGGGAGATCACGCCAAACATCTCCTGCGCCTGGCGCGCCATCACACCCTGGCGCCGGTTGAATGCGGCAGCCTTCTTGTCGATCTCGCCGAGCTTGCCGGCTATCGCGCCGAAGGTGCGGCCGGTGGCATCGCGCGCCGAGATCTTCAGCCTGGCTTCGACTTCGCGGGTCATTACCTATCCTTCAGGCGCGCCATGGCGCGGCCATACCACCAGAGAATTTCGCTAATCGTCATTCGCTGGACACGGGTTGCGTCCCATCCAAGCCGGAAGACGAGGAAGTCTGCGGCGAACTCGAGTCCGCCGCATCCATGAAAAAACCGCAGACTGCCCTTTCGAGCCTGATTGCGTCGATTGTGCCGAGCATTCGCACGGCGTCATAACCGGGCGAAACCACCAGCCGCTGCAGATAGGCGTCTATGGTCACGGGATAAGCGACGACCATCCGGCTGCCCTGCGGTCCCGGCTGCACTTCCATCGGCATGCCGAGGCCAGACGGATAGATGTCCTCATAGGTCGGCTCGCGCAAAAGGATCCGGTCAAAAGGTACCGCGCCCGGTTGGTCGTAGCGCTTGGTGAGAGGAACGGACGTGTCGGCCACGCTTAAGCGCCTGTCTTGCGATAGGTTTCAGCGATGATCGAAAGCCCGGAGACTTCGCCGTTGATCCGGTTCACGCTTGGCTGCCCGGAGAAGAAGGCGCTGATGAAGTGGTGCTGCGCGCCGCTGAACTCCTCGGTCACGACGATGTTCTGACGCGGGGCCTCCATAACGGCAACAAGATCGATGCCGCTGTCAGGAAATGTCAGCTCAGCACTCGGCGATGTCGGCGTCGCGACACGGTCGGTAGAACCGTCCTGGTTTGTGATCGCCTCAACGCTCTGACGAGCCGGCATCACATTGAAGGTGGCGCGAAAAGCAATCGTGGCGCCGCTGGAAAGACGGACCGACATGCGCCCGCCGAAATCATTGCCTGCCATTGTGGATGCTCCTGAGATGGCTGGAGAGGGAAGCGACGGGCAAGCCCGTCACACGATGACGTCAGGTCTCGGCGTAGACGCGAGCGAGACCGGCAAAGATGTCGAGCGGGTTGGCCCGATCCATCGGCAGGATGATGTCGACCCGGTTGGGGTTATCGAGATTGCGCGTCACCGTGATCTCGTCGAGGACGGCATTGGACGCTTCCAGAACGCCGCGCTGCTGCAACTCGATCGTCGAGTTGACCAGCGTCGCCCGGATATCCTTGACCGTGCGCAGCGCGTCGAGGTTTGCCGGATTGTCGTCGACGATCGCCTTGTTCGAATGCTCGAAGGCAAGCTGGCTCCGGAAATACTTCAGCGCATAGGTGATCTGGTAAACCGCCTGGATATCTCGCAACGCGGTATCCGGCACGCCATTGGTCGAGCGCTGCTGTGTGATGCACTTGTCGATGACAACACGCCCGTCTCGGGTCACGATCCACGTCGACACACCGCTCTTGAGCAGCGAATCCTGAACCGCATAGTTCGGCCAGAAGTCACGGTCACGAGGCGGAATGTCGTCGATGATCTCCAGCCCCGACTGATTGACCGAGACACGCCCGTCGGAACCGCCGTCGAAGAAGGGAGCAAGGCGTGCGGCATACATCGTCACACGCTCATAGTCAGGACGAGCCATGCCAGCGGATGCCGGCGGCATCCACGGCATCGACAAGTGCCAGCTATTCACGGCAAGGCCGATAGCCGTGACTTCCGAAACAGTGCCGCGACGCGGATAGAAGACATGCCCGTAAAGCTGCTGGAGATAGCTCCAGGTCCCGGAAACATCGTTGTGGTACGTGTCGTACCGCGCCCGGTTCGCATCGTCACCAAAGGCAGTCACCACCAGCTCGAAGGGCTCGCCGTTCATGGCGGCGAGAACACCGGAGACGTTCGGAGTGCCTGCACTTGCAGTGCCAACGGCAAACGTCAGCAACCCCGCAAAGGCGTTGGCGCTGGCAAGCGTCGGAATGTGAACGTCAAGGTCGTCGGCGTAAGTGCCCTTGTGCCGCGCCGTCAAAGAAACAACATTCGTTGAGGCCGTCGCCGTGAAAGGCAGCGAGATCTTGGTGACGGGGTTCACGTAGGCGTTGATCGCATCGCGCAGCGCAGCTGCAACGGTCGCAGCATTGTCGCCCGCCGCGATGTTGACCGCCACGTCTTCACCGGCGATCGAAAGAACGCCCTGCCCGCCGGCAGCCGGCGGTGTGCCGACCGTGACAGTGCGCACCTGCGCCGTCGTCGCTTCGGGCACGCGACCGATCCAGATCTCCTGTGCCGGGGCATTCCGCCGTGCACGGATGAACATGCTTTCCAGCATGGAGCCACGGCCGGCAAGGAAACGCGCCTCCTGCACGCTGCCACAAAGCGCGATCTCGTCGTCAGCCAAGGCGCCGGTGCCATACCCATGAATCATCATGCGAATGGACGAACTGAACTGTCCGCCGCTCTTGACGTCGAAGGCCAGAAGGGGCGCCACGATGCCGCTCGGGATATTACTCACCATGGTTAGTCTCCTTCTTGGCGCGCGGCTTGACCGGCGCTTCAGCGTCAGGTGTCAGGGTTTCGGGTTTCTCGACAAGGTCGCCGCATTTGACATACAGGCGGTGCAGCTTGCTGAGTTCGTCGATCGCGCGGCCAGCCTCAGGCCAGCCGCCGGGGATCGCGCGGCCGGGTGCCGCAACATAAAGTTTCATCATGGCTGTCCTCGTGATCAGTTGCCGGCAGACCAGCCGGCTTCAATCTCTTGCCGACCGGGAAGCTTCACTGTCCCGGCAATCTCTTCGAGCGCATCCGGCGTCTCCGCCAGGAAATAGCCCGCCAACTCCGCGAGCTTGGCCTTGGCATAACTGCCGTCCGGCAGGCTGGCAGCCACCGAGCGCAGAGGCTCCGGCAGTCCGCCCGCTTCCATCTGGAAGTCGTCATCCCGAATCGACAGATCGAACACGAGAGACTGCCGCTGATACCGAAGCCCAAATTCCGGAATCGCGAAGGTCTCGATCGAGAAGTTGTTCACTTGCCGAACCAGACGCCGCCACGGCGCGCCATTCTCGCTGCGGGTCAAGAGGAAGCGGATCTGTCCTGCAAGTGCGGCAAGGACGAGCCGCGCAGCAGCATCGCCATCGGCCATGGCATCGACGTAGTCAGGGTCCTGCCCCGGCCGGGCTTCGGAGTCCCGGACGACAGTGGCAAGCTCCGCGACGACCTCGAGCACAGTTGTCGTTTCGAAGTCGGCAAAGTCACTCGCCGGGCCCCGCGGGGCGGTGGCGCTTCGGCGCGTGTAAACCGAGATCACCGGGGTGTAGTCACGATCGCTGTCGATGTCCTCCAGCAACGGCGCACGGCTATCGAAGACGCGCTTGCCGGCAAGCGTCGGGAAACCGGTTCCTGTGATATTCGCCTCCGTCGGCGACAGGATCTCGACCGCCATCAGGCGTACAGCTTCAGCCGACAACATTCCGCGCCCTCGACAGATAGAAAGCAGGACGGCCCGATCCATCGCGTTCGATGGCCTCGACCTTCCAGACATCTCCGCTCGCCACGTCCTGCACCTTGTCTTCGACCTTCGGCTGCCAAGCCCAACCCGCCACAAGTGCCGTCATCACAGCCTCGTAACTGACGGTGCGACCCGAGCCGGGATCGGCCGGCGTATAGCGAGCGATCCGATCGCTGGGGGGCTGCAGATGGATCGTGCCGAGGACCCGAAGCACGGGCCGCGACGGGTCAGGTTGCCTGCCCGAATTCACGGACACGCCCGGCGCTGTCGGGAGAAGATCGAGTAAGGTGGTGTCGAACACCTCCGCCACCTTCTCCTCCAGCAGCGATCGGGCCATGTCCCAGTCGACCATGGTTCAGGCCCTGAGAGCGGCCAGCTTCGCCTCGACGTCATCGAGCAGCCGCTGGGCTTCGCCCTTGGCAGCGTCGTCTGCGGCATTCTCGACAAGCGCCTTGGCTTCGTCGACATCCTTTTCGGCTGCCGCGATGGCCGCGGCCTTCTCGGCTGCAGCCTTCTTCTCGGCCGCCTTATCATCCTTGGAGGCCGGCTTTCCCGGCGCTGCCTCGACGGCGAAGCGATCAGTGATCAGGTGCCGGCCATAACGCTCCGGGACCGAAACAGCCTCATGCGCCTCGACATGACGATCCTCGTCTGCGCCGAGGACTTCCTTCGGAATGATCCCGCCTTGCGGGAAGCTGATCCAGATGCTCTTCTTCGACATCGTCTTGTCCTTCCTGTTGCCGAGCGGGAGCATCTTGCTCCGGCTTGAAAACAGGAAGCCGACCAAAGGCCGGCTCCCTTATCACCTGCTGATGAGGATCAGGTGAGTGTCAGCTTGCGCAGGACTTCCGGACGGGTGCAGATCGAAATCGCGTTCATCTGCACTTCCATGTCGTAGCCCTTCTTGTTCTGCTTCTCGATCATCTGGGCGTAGAACGGCAGACCCGGCGTGTTGACCGTGTCGTTGTAGTCCGCCGGAGCAAAGCGGGTGATGTAGAGATCCGGGACGCCGAGAACCGCAACGCGGGCCTCGTTGTCGGCGATGTAGGCGGAGCCGAGATTGTCGGTTGCCTTCTTGCCCGTCTTGTAGCGCTCCCAGGTCGCACCACCGAACTGGAAGACATCAGGCACGTCCTGGCGCAGAACCGCAGCGCCGTCGTGGTAGATGAAGGTCTCACGGACCGCCTTGTGCAACCACATCGCCTTATGGAAGGCGCGCCCAGTGAAGACATGCAGTCCGCTGTAAGGCTCGTCGAGAGCATCTTCGATCGAATATACCACATCCTGCCAAAGACCGCTTACGCTGGTGCTCTCTACATCCAGCTCGAGCGACACATCAGACGGCACACCAACGCCAAAGGCATTGTAGAGGTTGAGCAACGTAGAGCCGGACTTCGAGAGCACTATGCCCTTGAGCGCGCCGACGCGCTGGTGCTCCAAAGTCATCGTCAGGTCCTGGGCGTGCCGCTGTGCCTTGCGGTTGACGCGGCCGATGACCGTTTCGAGAGAGTTCTCGGTGCCGAACTCGCGTACGTTCTGGACCTCGTCAGCGAGGACGGAGTCGTCACGCTGGTAGTGCGGGATGATGACGGGCACCTTCTTGCGGTCTTCGTCATCAGTGGTTTCGCCGGGGCCGCCGCGTGGCGAGGGCTCGACGAGCCCGAGTTTGCCGTCGCGACGCTCGATCGAGATCATCGTCGTGGTGACGCTGTCTTCCTCGAAGATGCCGGTGGCGCTGACCTGGCCGGGACGGTAGGGTTCGGCATTAACAGCCGCCGTCAGGCTTTCAAGGCTGAACGGATCGGCATCGTGTACATTCGGTGCGGGCATGATCGTTCTCCTTATCGTGCCTTGATGTTGACGGCGCGAAGCTGGGTCTGCTTCGTCGTCCGCTTGCCGGCGTCGTTGACCGTCGCGTCGTAGACGAGCATCAGGTTTTTGACTTCGGCATCGTTGGTGATGCAGACGGCCTGAACGTCGGCGCTGGTGGCGTCGACTTCATAGGCGAGGATCGCCTTGGCAGTTTCGGCGCCTTCCTTGCCGGCGGTGCTGGCATGCGGCGACAGCACATACTTGCTGTCGGCGGTCACCATGCCGAGAACAGAGCCAGCTTTGAGTTCGCCTGAGCCGGACTTGATGGTGAGCACTTCGCGCGAAAGAAGACCGTTCGCCTCGGAGAGGATGAAAGCCAGGTCGCGCGGCGTTTCGGTGAAGGTCGTGGGCATGATCATGCTCCCTTCTGTGCGTTGCGACGCGCAGCGAAGATGGCGTCACGGTTGATCTTGGAGCCCGAGGCCTCGGGCCGGTCTGAGCCGCCCGGCTTGGCTAGGTCGGCTGCGGCGAGGCGGCGTTGCTCGTAGGTGGAAGCGCTCGGCTTCTCCTCGCTCTTCGCCTCCGTCTTCGGCGCCTTGGCAAGCAGCGCGACGGCATCCTCGGCCGACATCTCGGTGTCATGCGCCAGATGCTCGGCGAGGTCCTCACGGCCCTTCACTTCATCACTGGCGAGGATCGCCTTGATGCGGGTCTTGCTGTCCGCCAGCGCCTTCTTCACGGCGTCGGCAACTAGGTTCGCGGTATCGGCGGAAGTCTGTTCCGCCTCAGGCTTCGTCGTCATTGTCGGGGTCTCCTTGTTGACAACGGGTTGCGCCGGGGCGGAACTGCCGTCGGCGGATATCTTGGCGGTCGCACGGCTCCAGTTCTTCGACTTGGTCAGGGCGACCAGCCGATCGGGCGCACGTGCGTAGACGCTGTAATCGTGAGCTGCGGCGGCCTTGGCCTTCTTTTTGTCGAGGCCAGTCGCGAAGCCGCGCTCGACGGCTTCGTCAGCCGTCATCCAGAGCTCGGCGCGCATGTCGTCGCGAATGTCGCCGGCATCTTCGCCGGTCACTTCGGCATAGATCGATGCAAGGTTCTCACCATGCTTCTCCATGACCTTGGCGTAGCGCTCCATGTCCTCAGCTGTGCCCCAGACACCGCCAGACGGATCGTGGATCATCATCATCGCGCCGGTGCGCATCAGACGCTCGTCGCCGGCCATGGCGATGACGGAGGCGCTGGAAGCGGCCATAGAGTCGACAACCACGGTCACCTTGCCCTTGTGCGCCTTCAGAGCGTTGAAGATGGCAATGCCGTCGTCGACATAGCCGCCACCGGAATTGATCCGCACAGTGACGTCATTGTCGCGGCCATGATCGGCGAGCGCATCAAGCACGTCGCGAGCGGTGAAGCCGTCACCCCAGAAGTTCTCGCCAACGAAACCGTAGAGGACGATTTCGCCGTTCAACAAAACTGACATTGTTCGGATTCCTTCAGTACCGGAAAGTCCAACGCCTTGATGGACGGCATCCCGTCGTCTTGGCCTGGCAAGCTGCTTGCAGCCGCACCAGTTCTTTGTCGATGTCGGCTATGCTCGATGAGGCCACCTTCAGCCGCTGATGCATGACCGGTGATCTGATCTCGGTTTCCTCGACCTGCTCACCGGCAAGACGCTTAGCCTTAGCTGCGGCAAGGGCGGCGTAGAGCGCGCAGGGATCCTCGACATCGACCGGCACTCCACCAATCTTCACCATCATGGGCATCAGGCATCCTCGCGGCGGGTTGAGCGCTGGCGCTCATCATCCCACGAGCTGGAGGGATCACTCGGCAGCCCGCGTTCATACGGGGAGCGCATGCCGGCTTCCAGATAGCGCTGATGCCAATAGAGACGGTTCTCAAAAACCTCCTCCGGGTCCCCTCCGTCCTCCGAAATTTCTTGCTCGAGCGTTCCGACGCCGTTGAGGATTCGCTCGCTTTGTGCCTTTGCCTTCTTCAGGTCGTCCGCCGTTGGCTTCGAGGGCCCAACGCAAAGCGCCCAGAGGATAGCCTCCCGATTTGCGCGATAGGCATCAGGCCCGCCCTTGAAAGGCGTCATGCCTGTCTCGATGCGTTCATCAAGCCAGCTGGCATATGGCACCAGCACGTGCGGAGACGCGATGCGATCGGTGCGCCGACGCGCGATCGGCCAAAGAGCAGCATTTTCCATCTGCGTCGACGAATAGGTCGCGTCGCTATAATCGAGTGTGTAACCGCCGTAGCTGATGCCCAGCGCGCGGGCGGCTTCCCGATTGATCGATCCGATAAAATCCTTGTGGTTCGGGCCGGGCGTGGTGACGTTCTTGAAGTCGAGCTTTTCGCCAGGAGCGAGCTGCGACACCCCTGCCCCGACGCCCAGCTTGATCTCTGACTCAGCTGCTCGCTCGAACGCGGCCTTGTAGTAGTCGATCAGATCGGTTGCGAGCTCTCCGGCCGCATCGGATGTCATCGCCTCGAAAGCTTCGAAAGCCTCAGCTGCCGGCCGATCGCTGGTCAGCGTGGCCGAATAGATAGTCTGCAGAAACGCCAGTTCGGCTGTCGCGTCGTCAACGTTCTCGCCCATAAGCCATTTACGGAAAACTGGCGTCAGGACCGAGATCCCGCGAACGTCATCGGACGAAAATGGATCGAA